CGCCGGCAGCGGGGGCAGTTCATACGCAGGCCACCTTTCCTTTGCCGCGCGGGCCGCACCGCGCGGATTTTTACTTTTGTTGATGGAAGCAGCCACCGAGGATTTCTCGGCTGCTGTCTATTTCTGCCAGTCTTTCCCTTTGGCCAGCTTCTTCTGTTCCCGCTGGATCTGTTTGATGCTCTTTTCGGGCGCGGGTAAATCCTCCGGCATGGTGCCGCCCAGCTCTGCAATGGTCTGGCGCACCTTGCGGCCAACCTGATAATGCGTTTCGTTGGCGGCGTCCTTCCCCTGGATGTTCTCCCGCCGCAGTTTTTCATCGGTCTGGGTGGCACGGAACAGATTGGCGGCCAGCTCAGTGCTGCCCATGTGGTCAAGAATTTTCTCGTTCGGTTTCAGCCCCTTGCGGGCGTGAATATCGCGCATTCCCAGGCCGCCATATAAGCCCTGATACCCTTTGTTTTGGAACAAGGCGTACTCCTGCGGCGTTTCGACCCCGGCCTGTTTGGCGGCTTCGGCCAGTGATTTGTTATGTTCGACCATCTCGGCGCGGATCGCAAGGCGCTTTTGTTCTTCGCTGAGGATGTCGTAGTTTTCGATCAGCTCCTGCTGGCGTGTCTTAACGGCAAAATAGGTCTGGCCGACGGCAATCACCTCTTTGCGCGGGTCGCCGTTCTGAACGATGAGATAGCAGGCATAGCGGGACAGCATGAGATCGTCAACCTTTCGCTCTGCGCCGCTGCCGATTGCAACCATTTTGCCGACATTGGCAAAATGGTCTTCGACGGAATATCCGCTGTTCTTGCAAGATTCTTTTGCACGCTCTATCACTTCAGAAAAACGCCGCCACTGGGTATATTCCAATACCGCTTGCAGCTCACGGGCCAGCCAATATTCCTGACCGTCTGCATTGGTGTGCTTGATGGATTCAAAAGTGGCGTCGGAGTATTTTTCAATATCAGACATTGCCTAATCCTTTCTTTGTTGCCCCGGCGGGCGGTTATTCCTGTATCCCCCTGCACAGCCCCACGGCCAGGCCCTCGATATACACGTCGTTCATTTCCTCTTTGCGGCGGATGATGGAATCATAGGCGGGGTTTTCCGGGCGAAGCTCGACATAATCGGGGTGGAGGTAGACGCGCTTTAGGGTAGCCTCGTTGTCAATGCGGACGGCGGCGATCTGGCCGTTTTTTACCGCCGAAGCGGACTTTACGAATTAAAGTCCACACCCCTGCACGCTGTCCAATAGTGCAGGGGTTACTGTATCTCCTGCATCATCTGGTGCAGCCAGGCGGGGCATTTGTTGCCTACCTGTAGCAGTTGACCGTTACGGTATTCGGCTACCAGCGCAAAGCCGTTGTCGTTATCAAAAAATTTAGCCTCATCGCAATAGGGCAGGATCTTCGCCACATCGGCAAAGCGGTGTGCAAACCGTGCCTGTACATCCTTGGCCGGGATGTCATGGCCGCCGCGCTCGACGCGGTTTTTGATGCGGCGCAGGCTTTCCTCGGCAGTGTCCAGGCCCACATAATACAGGCGTATAAAGTAACCGGCCTGCTTGGCACGGCGGCACAGCCGCTTGGGGTAGCCGCCGGAGAGGGTCGTTTCCTGGGTAAAATTCACGCCATCAGCAAGGGCGGTCTCGATGCGCTGCACGGCCAGTTTGCCGCCCTCGTACTCATCGCCGCCGCACTGGGCTGTCAGCTGATCCGGGTCAACGACGATGCCAAGGTCAGTGCGCTCGGCCCGCAGCGAGCCGGTCAGACTGGATTTTCCTGCGCCGTTCACACCGCCGATAATCGTATAAATCTGCATACCTTGCTTCCTTTCATATCCCGCGGCAGATGCCGACTACGCGGCCCTCGATGGTGATCTCGTTGAGCTGGTCGCGGGTGTAGACCAGCGGGGAGAAGGCGGGGTTCTCGGCCTGGAGCATGACGGTGTCGCCCTGGCGGTAGAAGCGCTTGAGGGTGGCCTCCTCGCCGATGCGGACGGCAGCGATCTCGCCGTTCTCGACTTCCGGCTGTTTACGGATGCAGACGATGTCGCCGTCCTGAATCATGGCTGCCATGCTGTTGCCGTGGCAGGTCAGGGCGAAATCGGCCTGCCAGAGGGCCGGTACGCCGATGCGGGCCTCGATGTTCTGCTCGGCCAGGATGGGGGTACCGCAGGCAATGGAGCCGACCAGGGGCACGGCGGACATTTCCGGCATGGGCTGGAAGCCGGGAGGGATGGGGGCGGGGGCCAAAGGGTGCCGCTCCATGGGGACATCCCATCCCATGAGCCACGCTTCGCTTACATTTAAGGCTTCAGAAAGAGCGTAAACGACTTTCTGCTTTCCTTCCCAGTCACCTTTAACGTAATGCGTGATGCTTGACTTTGAAACGCCGGATTTCTCCGCGAGTTCAGCTTTGCTCATCCCCCGCAGATCAATGGCAGCCTGCAATCGCTGGGCAAATGTCGCGGCTCGCTGGTCTTTCATAGTACACACTCCTTCAACTCTTTGGTTATATTATACGGGCAGAGTTGCGAAAAATCAATACTGCGCAAAGTGAAAATTGAGAAATCTAAAAAAATGTGTTGACATTTCGCAACCATAGGATTATACTAAAGCCGTGGTTGAGAAAACGCAACCAAGAAAGGAGGATATAAATGCCGCCGATTGATTATAACCCCTTGCGAAACCGAATCCGCGATCTGGGACTGACCCAGAAGGAATGTGCGGAAAAAATCGGGATCAGCGAGGGTCAGCTTTGCCAAAAGATGGCTGGAAATTACGAGTTTCGCCAAAGCGAAATCAGCAAGTTGTGCGACCTTTTGGGCATTGAAGGGTCTGACATAAAGGTTTTCTTTTTTACACCCAAGAGTTGAGATTTATCAACTTTCCCGCGCCCGCCGCCCCGCCAACCCCCGGCGGCCCCGCCGCCCCACACCCACCCGGAGGTGATAAACATGACATTGGCAGTGGCATATCTGCTGCTGGAAGCGCTGCGAGATGCCGTAAAGCAGTATGGAGGCGGCGAGCGGCAGGGACTGGAAGCGCTGGAGAAGTACATGACCGGTGTGTTTGGCGAAAGCTGGGGAACGGAATGCGCTGCCGGGATCGATATGGTTTTGAAGGTTTTACAGGCGAGCGGGGAACTCGATTTTGGAAACAGACGCGTCGATGGCGGTCTGGACGATACGGTGAAAACAGGCCCGGCACTGGAAACTTCCGTTTGACTGATCGCAGGGAGTATCGACAAAAGGCCGGTATACCTTTTGACCCGTGGGAAGAAAAGCATATTCGGCAACCATGGAGATGTCCTGGTGATAGACAGGGCAGGAAACAACGAATTTGTGGAAAAACGGTTGTGCTGAACATTGCATACGACCACATCCTTTCTGCCGCCAGTATAGCACAGGCAGAGCAGAACGAACACCCCGGCGGGCCGCGCCCGCAGAAAGGAGGCGAGGGGGTGGACGTATCAACCATCATTGCCGCCGTGATCGGCGGTGTTGTGGGATGGCACCTGGGCGATATCGTCTTTGGGGTAAAAGGCAAAGGCAGCGTCAAAGGCGCCCCAAAAGAGGATAAAGCAGAAAAAGGCCAGAATGAGGCACAGGACTTTCACGAGAGCGAGCCAAACGGGATGCAGTGAGCAGGGTATCCGAACAAAGGCAACAAGGAAAACCGGGAACAGCAGGCTGCAAACGCAGAACTGGCGGTGAACCCATTTCCGGCTAGACGGATGCTGAGAAATGTTTGGCCTGGCAGAGGATTTGCTTATCACTCCGTTGAAGAAAAAGATAAGAGTAGAAGTTATGGCGCTGACGATCAGGTCTTTTACGATGTCATATAACATAAAACCACATCCTTTCTGCCGCCAGTATAGCACAGGCAGAGCAGAAGGAACACCCCGGCGGGCCGCGCCCGCAGAAAGGAGGCCCCATGGACTGGACGGACAGGGAGATGGAGCTGAACCCCACCATGACCATCACAGACCTGTGCGAATTTTTTAAGGCAAACTGCATCCCCGCCGCGCCGGACACGATGGGGCGGTACATCACCGAAGGGAAGTTCCCTTTTGCGGTGGGGCTGGACAGCAGCGCCGACGGAAAACGCAAACGGAATTTTATTATTTTCAGGGCGGACGCTTACGCCTGGCTGGATGCAAAGCTGCACCGCGAAAGCATTAAGCCAAAACCGTACCGCCCGCCCGAACAATGAGGAGGAAGCCATGGAATTTGACAACGAAAACTCCCGGTGCGTGAGCGCCGGGCCGAAACCGGATGCCCGCGTGTGCGTGACCCTGCGCGGGGAGGAAGTAGAAATCGAATTGAAAGGCAGAAGCATGGACCTTGTAAAAATGGCAACGGCTGCGCTGGTGGAAAGCATCAAGAAAGGCGTAAAGCCCGGCTGCTGGCCGGGGGTGCTGGACCAGATCGCCGATGCCATGTGGGCCAACCTGGACGACTGGGAACCCGTCCCGACACCGGAGACACCGGAGGTACACCCATGAAGCTGACAGACAAGGAACGCAACACCTGCGCGGCGCTGCTGTGCCGCTGGGCGGCCAGGGACAACGAGCTGATGGCCAGCGACCTTTACAGCAGCAGCCAGTATTACAAGCTGCTGGGCGCGCTGACAGCCCTGCGCACGCTGGGCCTTATGGCGGAAACCGTCCTTTCAGACGCACCCGCGCCCGGCGGGTATTACAACTTTGGCAAGATCATGCTGGACGGCATGGTGTACGACGTACCGGAAACCGAGGAGGAGCAAAATGAAAACAATGGTGGTTAAGCTGCCCAGCGATAACGCCCTGCGGTGCCGCGCGCTGGCGCAGGAAAACGCAAACTTGCGCGCGGCGGCGGCCCGGTGGGCCAAGGCCCGGCGG